AGTTGCTGTGCTAGTTACTTGGTCTGTGCCTTTTTCATGTTCATAATATATACTAGCTCCAAATAAATTTGTAATTCCTAATATATCAGGGAAAACAGGGGTAGTTGTGCTTTCATAATCTGTTGCGTATGGATGATCAAACACACTTTGATCTTGATAAGTTGTTCTATCTAAAGATGATGTAGTCCAACAATCCTCAGCATAATTATAAGTTACACACCTATCTATTTGTTCTGATCCTGCTTTTGGATAAAACCAATTTACTTCTGTGTACAAATTATTAGCACCTGCAAATACAACATCACTAGAATCAAAATTTAATCCAAGATTATCACCGTCTGTTGTAAATACAAAATCTTCTACTAAAGATGGTAATGATTTTACTGTTCCATCGTAGACAAAAAATCCACCTTGAGATCCCATCCAGAACACTGCTCCGTTTACGAAAGTGGCTGCGTGCTGACTCATACATCCACAATTGGTACCAACTTGTCTGACACTAAATGTAAATGGCGGTCCTACAAATTGAATTACATAAGCTGCTAAATCTGTTATTACAAAAACATAATCTTTACCTTGAAGAGCTGCTCTAATTTCATTACCTGTATCTAATCTAAATGTACCTGCTGTATTGGTAGCTGTAGGATTATAAGTATTTAAATCTTCTTGATTAGAAAATCTTACAAACATCGGATCTTGTGTTGTTGGATCACCTATTGTTGTTTCGGTTCCAAAATGAAATAAATGTCTATCTCTATCAGATACTAATGTAAATCTACTCTTACCAGGATTGTTTGTAGTTTGAAAATTACTTGTAGTTTTAGAAGCTCTAATAGTTCTAGCATTTGATGCCCCTGCATTCCATGTAAAAGTTTCACCATTAAAAATAGTTGCAACTAATACTTGACCAAAATTATCTAAACTCCAATTTCCTGGATCTAGAATTACGTCACTGGTAGCTCTAGCTGTTCCCCATGTAGATGTGTTCCAAGTAGATGTACTCCACCCATAACCAGTTGTTTGAGTAGTAGGACCAACTTCAACATATGGATTAACAGTTACAGCTCCTGCTGCGGTCATACCAGTTCCACCTTCGTTTCGAGAAGCTTGAACCGTAAACTTATCTATATCAGGAACAGTTAATATTTCATAAGCCTGTTCTAGTTCCGCTGTTGTAAAGTCAGACGCTCCTGTAACAGTGACTCCTGAAAGAGTTACATATCTACCCACGGCTAATCCATGAGATCCTTTGTTAATAGTTACAACATTAGATCCATTAACAGTCGTTAATGTGCCTCCTGTAATAGCTGTATCTAACGGACTGATATCGTAAAAATCATTACCATAATATAAAAACAAACCTTGTGAAGTTCCGATAGCTGCGTATTTTTCACCTGCAAAACTAGAGAATGCAACTTGTGCCCTGCCTGCTCCAGGTAAAGTTTTATTAGCTGCCGTAAGTTGTAACCATCCACCTATTTTTTCAGGAAGTCCATATCTAAATCTTACAAAATCACCATCTACCCATTGAGACTCTGCTCCAGACTCGGTATCTTGTTTATTAAATCCTGACTTGAAATTTAGTTTTTGTAGCATATAGTGAGTTATATAATACTTATTTAAAATATGAAAGAGAGATTATAATGGAAAAAACTGTAAATATCACCAACTTTATTGGTGTGTATGATAACTATATAACAAAACAAGAATGCAATAAAGCCATTAAATTATATGAAAATCAAAATAAATTTAATAATACAATAAATAGAATTGGTTTTGAAAGAGCATCTATATTACAAAAACAAGATCAACAATTTTTTGCAACTCCTAATAATATAGATATTTGGTGGGAGTCTTTAAAACCAATGATGGTAAATTTTGATTTAGCTTGGAATCATTATGTAAAAAATACAGGAGCAGACGATGCTTATGGAGTTCCTTTTCATTTTACAGATTTAAAGATACAAAAAACTTTACCTACAGAGGGTTATCATGTTTGGCATATTGAACATGGTAAAGGTTTTGAAAATGAACCTAGAGCTTTTGTTTTTAGTATATATTTAAATGATGTAGAAGAAGGGGGAGAAACTGAATTTTTACATTTTTCAAAAAGAGTACAACCCAAAACAGGTAGAACAGTTATATGGCCAGCTGCCTTTCCGTATCTTCATAGAGGTAATCCACCACTATCTGGTGAAAAATATATATTAACTTCTTGGATGATGTTACGATGAGTATGATGTAGGTCTTGCACCTAATCTAGCAATTTTATCTGCTTCGCTTTCGCCTTCAACATTGTTGTTATCCCAACCAGATTGTAATTGAGCTAAATGAGCTGAATCCCATCTAGTTATAAAATCTTGAAAATCACCTAAACCAGCTGCTTCCCAAGTAGAGTGAGGAGTTTCATCTCTATATTCTACAGTATCATTTGGATTTGCTGTTCCATATTGAATAGCCCAAATGTTATTCCATTTAGCTAATCCCCAAAAATCATCATCAGAAATTATATATCCCCCCGCTGCGTCACCACTTTGTTTGATAACTAACTTGTCTTCAAATACTACCGTCCATGTTGCGTTTGTTGCCATACTTCTCCTACGTTTTTATAATATAAATTAATGCTAAATAAGGTTGTACAACTGAAGTTGAATCACCACTAAATGTTGCACTCATGTTGTGAGAATGCCCAGTTCCTGAACCAGTATTTCTTGTATCTACACTTGAACCAGCCTGTACTTGTCCAACTTGAGTAATACTGAATATAGAATCACTTCCAGCAACACTATTAGTTCTGTTACATGCATGAGCGTGAGATGCAAGTTGTGATGTTGATAAAGTTGCATTAGCTGTTGAACCTCCAACATTTCCAGTTGATGCTACAGTATTAGCACCACCAGTTGATGCTAAAGCTTTTGTTCCAGACTTACCTAACGCAACGTTGTCTTGTAAATCAGGTAAAGCAAAAGTAGTTGCACCATCTCCAGCTCCGTAAGTTGTTCCTACTATTGCAAACAATGCAGAATAAGTTGTTCTTGAAACTAACGCTCCATTGCACTCTAAAAAACCTGTTGGCACTGAAGAAGCAGACCATGGCACAATAGTAGCCGTAGGAATTCCTTCTATACCTGTAAGGTTTGCTCCAGAAAAATCGTATTTTGTTGCTTCGTAATTTGACATATTATTTCTCCGTGTAAGTCCACCCTGTTGTAGCGTCACCAGAAAATACTAATCCAAAAGCTGCGCCTTGAGTATTAACTGTTAAATCTGATGCTGCATTAGCTATATTAGATCCATTCCTACCAACAGTCAATGCGTTAGAATTAAAATCATAACCTTGGTCAACAAAATGCACTTCATCCCCCGTAGAAGGTGATGCTGGGAGCGTTATTGTTACCCCTCCACCATTTGTATTGACTAAAAGTTGAGCTCCAGCTTGAACTGTTTCAGCTGCAGATACCACTCTCCATTTTCTATATTCGTTTACTTTTTCAATGTTAGTTCCATCTGAATATAAAGTATAACAATTTCCTTCACATAAAAGAACGCCTGTTCCTGATGAAGTTTTAAAAGTTAAAGTATTACCAGCGTGATCACAATTGTTTTGTACAAAATAAGTTTTTTCTATTCCATCCGGAATAGAAACAGTTCTATTAGCTGCTAGTGTACCTGTTAATCTAATAACATCATTTTTACCATTAGATAAAGCACCATTTGAAAAAGTTAAAGATCTATTAGCATTAGTTAAGTTAAATGTTGTAAAACCACCAATAGCTTGTTCTAAAATTAATAAGTTTGTATTTGTAATTTGACCCCAAGTTCCCGAGTTTTCACCGGTTGCTTGAACTGTAAGTTTTAGGTTAGCAGATGTTGAATTCGCCATTTTTTAATTCCTTGTTCATTCATTTTATTAAAAATAAGAGTTTGTGTCAAACTCATTATGCAGCCACCTCCTGCCATCCTGGAGGGTCTAAAGGCGCTGAACCTGTATTAACTTCGTTCCAAATTAAAGCACTACCAGATCCTTGGTTTATAGTCAAGCTTAAACCTGTAAGTTCAATATCTATATGAATTGCAACAGAAACTCCCGCTAATTGATTATTTAATGGTAAACCTGTAGGTACAATATTTTGACCAGGGACACCTGCTGCAGTTCCTAAACCTGCTGTCATTGCAATACCTGTTGGATTTGCACCTGCACCAGCTTGACCTACAACTGTTCCTAAATTTGCAACTACTAAATTTCCAGTTACACCAGCATCTGGCGCTGGATCTACAATACCTAAAGTTGCTTGTGCTACGTTTAAAGTGTTAAGAGTTAAATTAGCATCACCAGTTATTGCTAATGTTCCAGCAGAAGCTGTCATTGCAATACCAGTTACATCAACGTTTGCAAATTGACCTTCGACTCCCCACGCATTAACATTCCAACCTTGTCTACCCCAACCTGTTTGGTTAAACGCATCTATAGTTCCAAGACCCATAGACATTGCAATACCTGAAGCCATTGCATCAGGACCAGCATCCGCTGTTCCCTCGGCTGCAGTTAATGCAATACCAGTTGGAAATACTTTTGTTTGAATGTCAATGGTTGTAGAACCAAGAGCAGTTGTAATAAGTTGATTGTTATTTGTAGATGGACCAGTAGATACATCAATAGATGCTACAACACTTCCTAAAGTAGCTGTAACAGCATCACCAGGAGCTATAAGATTTCCTGCAATGCCCCAAGCAAAATCATTCCAACCAGCTCTACCCCAACCAAGATTAATTTCACCAACAGTTGTTTCGTCACCTAAAGATGCAGTAAAAGCAATACCCGTAACTGTAAAAGTTGGGTCCGCTGAATCGTTCCATTGGTTTTGACCCCAAAAGCCGGTGCTCCAAGTTCCTGATCCACTCATAGGAGGTTACCTCCTACAATTAACCAG